CTAGCGCAGCGTGTCGAGGGCGAGGTCGGCGCGGACTGGGATGTAGTGGTCGTCGGTGAGGGCCTGGCGGCCGGACTCGAGGTAGATCTCGGTGGTCTTCTTGTCGCTGTGGGTCATCAGGGATTGGATGTAGTCCTTGGCGTAGCCCTGCTGCTCGTAGATCCGCGCGCCCAGGCTGCGGATCTCGTGGAAGGACGGCTGCTCATTGGCCGGGAGGTCGTCGAACAGGCCCGTTTCCTCGCGCAGGCGTTTGAAGGTGCGCGTGAGGTGGTTGGGCGTGACCTGGCTCCAGTGCTTCTTCGCGGCCATCTGGTCGCGCTTCATCTTCGCCGGGCGGTAATGGACGATGAACGGCGAGGCGATGCCCGACGCTCGAGCCCGGCCGATGATCTCGCCCAGCTGGTCGGTCATGCGGATCCGGATGAACGCCATTTCCGAGATCTCTTCGGTCTTCTCGCGGATGAAGTAGAGGTGATCGCCGCGCTGGTCGTCGAACCGCACGTGGGCGATCTCGTTGCGCCCCTGCAGCGTCACCAGGGCGAGTTCCATGGCGATCTGGAACCACGCCGGCGCGAGCTGGTGGATAGCCCAGAACTGATCGATCTCAAGGCGATGGCGCTTGCGTCGGTTGGCCTCGATCCGCTTGGACTGGTTGCGGGGCAGGGTGGCCTCGGGCTCGTTGTCGTCGACGTAGCCGCGGGCGATCGCGAAGCGCCACAGGTCGATCAATCTCGTCCTGTGTTTGTTGTAGGAATCCGCGCTGGGCAGCTTGGCCAGCCAGTCGCCTATCTCCGTGCGCGTGAGCCCGCGGATCATCCGCTGGCCGAACTCGCGCTGATAGCGGCGGTAGTAGCCCAGGTAGTTGGAGAGCGTGCGCTGGCTCAGCGCCTGGTTGGGCAGATAGTCGGTGATGAACTCGGCGACCACCTCGCCCACGGTCTTCTCGCCGGTCTCCAGCACGCGGGCGACGAGATCCGCCTCCTTGTCCAGGATGCGGTTTAGCTTGCGCGCGGCGGCATTGGCCCGCGCCTTCTCCTGGCCAAGGGATTTCCAGCGGCCGGTTTGCGGGTTGCGGTACTGGTACGCCCGGCCGTTGAAATAGAGGTTGTCCTCGAGGTCGGCATTCTTACCGAGACGTCGCCTGCCCACGTTGGTATCCCGCAACACACCGTCGACCAGCGAATCGCCGGTCAACGCGGTGAACTCATCCAGATCCACGAACCGGTTATCCCCGATTCGCCGGGCACCCTCGATCCGGCCCTCATCGAACCACTTGCGCAGCGTGCGCGGGTCCGGGGCCGATCCCGGAGTGAATACCACCCGTCGGAACTCGGAAAGGTCCGCCAGTTTCATGGGAGCGTGGGGCGTTGGCAACGTGCGCGAGGTTCAGGCGCTCACGAATCCGACGGGCCGCCGTAGCCCTCGACACGCTCGGAGACGTGCAGGCCGTAGGTCTCCAGGATGTCGAGATCCAGCGCCACCATGTGCGCGACCCGCTTGTAATCGATGCGCCGCTCGTGGCCCTTCTCCGGCTCGATCAGCACCCCCGCCTGGACCAGCTGGCGCTTGAGGATGGAATGGGACTTCACCGGCAGCGCGTGGAACTTCTCCTTGAGGTGGTTGCTGTGCGCGATGTGATCCATCACGTGCCCGGTACGCACCAGCAGCGCGCGCCGCTCGCCATGGACGGGGTCCATGATGGTTTCGAACTTGTACGGGTGGACGAACCGGTGGGCGTCGATCTCCGAGAACAGCATCTCCAAGATCCACACCCACGGCTCGCGATCGGCCTTCGTCTCGCTGATGTGGCTGTTCATTTCCGCCACCACGTCACGCACGAAGTCGCCCTGGGTCCACTCCACGCCGGCGAACTCGGAAAGCAGCTTCCACGCCGTCAGTATTGCGGCGTAGTTGCCGGCCATGCGCACCGCGCCGGCGTCGGATTCGGGCGCCCGGCACTTTTCAAGCAGCCTTGCGTTCATCTGCTGAAAGGTCGACTGAACCTGCTCCCTCGTCAGCTTGGTGAGGAATTTCAGCCACTCGGCCACCGGGAACTGCGGCAGATCCTCGCGCATCATCGGCCCCTTCTTGCCGGATAGATCCGTGCGGACCACCTTGCCCAGCAGGCTCTTGACCGGCACGTCCTCACCGGCGAGCAGTACTGGGGCAGAGGCGACAAACTCTGTCATTTCGGAGCCACGGCGCGTCACCGTGAACTGATAGGCCTCCTGCAGCATGGCGACCGCCTTGTCGATCACGTCCTGCCGGCGGGCGGACAGCTCCTCCCAGCCGATCGGGTGCGAGGTGTGAGAGATCGACGTCAGCAGCCGGAACTCGGTATTGAGCGACTGGCCGGAGAGCATCTGCATGGCGATGGTCCGCTCGAGGCGCTTGCTCAGCACCGACTTCCCCGATGCCTTCTGCGCCTGCATGATCATGTGCGGCCAGAAGCCAAGGAACGCCTTGAGGTGGCCGCCCAGCGCCCAGACCAGCGGAATCAGCGCCGCGTTCTCCTTGAAGGTGCTCTGGTACGCATCGATCACCTGGCGTGCCTGTCCCGGCGTGCCTGACGGCAGCACCAGCGAGTGATAGGGGCACTGCTTCTCCGGCTCCGTGAAGTAGCAATCCGGCCCCTCGTTGACGATCGGCCGCCCATCCCGCCACGCCAGCCCCACGAAGTTCACCGCATGGCGCTCGCCGAGGTGCGCCGAGCGCTCGAGGATGGTCACCAGCCGCGCGAACTGCGCCGGGCGGAAGATCGGCCCGAACTTCCGCCATTGGTCGATGTTGTGCAGGTGCTCGTCCTTGAACACCTTGCGTTGCAGCTTCGCCCCGTGGCGTGGTGCCTGCACGCTCACCGAAAAGATCGTCTCCGGCTGCGAGTCGGCATCACCGCCCAGTGCGCTCTGGGCGCTGGCGATGGTCACCCGGTTGATGCCGGCGATGCGGAACCCGCAGAGGTCCTCGTAATCCATTTTCGATTCTCCTGTGTCGTCATCTTCTTCTCGTTTCGAGACCCACCGCGTGAAGTCCTCGGTCACCACGCGGAAACGCCAGTATTGAGCGAAGTCATGACTCGGCAGGTGCACCCGGGCCTTCCCGTGCTCCGGGTAGTTGTGATCGGCGGGAAAGCCCGGAATGGCCCACGGTTCTAGGTTGCGCAGCGCCACCTTCACCTTGTTGGTGTCGCCCCGCTGCAGGATGTCGTTGAGATCCTCGCCCGGCTCCCACTTCTCCCAGTTCACCAGCAGGGCGGCGATGTTGGCGGCCGTCAGCCGTTCGTAGAGCGTCCAGGCAGCATTGGCCCCCGGGCGCTGCCCGGCCAGCCGGTGACCCACCGGGAACGGCTCGTCGTTGTCCATGCAGATCGTCACCCGCTTGCCGATGAACGGCCGCACGTCCAGCGTCTTGGCGTTGGCCGTGCCCCGCAGCGCCACCGCCGACGTGTACGGCATCCCGCAGGTCTCCACCGTCATCGCATTGATCGACGACTCCACGATCACCACGTCACGCGCCTGCCGGAACGCCCGCCAGTCGATGCACCACGGCGCATCCTTCGGCCCCTGGGTATTCGTCTTCACCCCGCCGTTGAGATCCGGGTCCTCGTAGCGGGTATCCACCGACAACACCTGGTTGGTCGACGGGCAGCGCACGAAGAACGCCACCCCCGGCCCGCCGTGGCCCACCTGGCCCACGGGTCGGGAATCCGAATGCCAGTCGTTCCAGCCGATCGTCCCGGCGCGCAGGGCGCGGTCGATCGCCGGCTCCTCGATGCCCCGGCCGCCCAGGTACCGCACGATATGCTCGCGCCCGCCCTTGCAGCGGTCCGCGATCCACTCCTCCTTCGTCTTCGGCTTGGCCGGGCCATTGCCGCGCGGGATCGGGTCGCGCTCCAGCCCGTACTCGTCGTGCAGCCAGTTCATGGCCTGGTGGAAATCCACCTGGCGGACGTACTGCACCAGCTTGATCGCATCGCCCGCCTCGTCGGTGGAGTGGTCCTTGAACAGCATCACGCCATCGCGCCGGAACACCGACAGGCTCGGGTGCTTGTCCTTGTGCGCCGGGGACTTGTAGTTCCCCTGGCCCTTGGGGCGCTCCAGCCCCAGACGGGTGGCCAGTTCGTGGAGGTCGACGCGGTCCTTGATCTGTTCTGCGGTTGCCATGGCAAGCCTTCTTGTCGTGTAGGTCGGTGGTTCGGGTGTAAATCGCCGGCTATCTCTGGGTCACGCTGCCTCGGTGACCCGCCGGCTTTCGGTGATCGGCTGGCGTTTCTCGTGCAGGAAATTGGCCTCGACGATGGCGCGGGCCAGCGGTGGGCAGACGCTGTTGCCGATCAGCCGCACCTGGACGTATTTCGGGACCGGCTTTCCGTTGGCGCGGTCGAACCGGTAGGAGGCCGGGAAGCCCTGCGCCATCGCCAGTTCGTGCGGCTGGAGCATGCGCATGCCGATGTCGGTGATGACGTACTGCTCGCCGTCGATCTTCACCGTGACCAGTTGGAGCCTGTCCTTTGTCGTGATGGTCGGTGCCGGTGTGCGCAGGTCGCGGCCGGTCTCGCCGGATCCGCTCCCGTAGTAGGGCGCGAGGAACGCGGCGACCTTGTCGGCCCGGCCAATGTCGCCGCCGGCCGGCGACAGCTTTGCCGCCACCGGTGCGTTGTGGTCCGTGGCCGTGATGGTCGGCAGCGGCTTGCGCAGGTCGTCGCCGACCACGCCGGTGTAGTGCTTGGCGAGGAAGGCTGAGACGACGCCGATCGGCGCACAGCCGCCCGGGTTCACGCCGGGCCGGGTGACGTTGGCGTTCGCCGTGATGGTGTGCATCGGCTCGTCAACGCGGTGGCCGACGGCTCCGCTCCGGAACTTGGTGATGTGCGGCGCGACCACCGTAAAGCTGCCGCCCTTCGGCCAGGCAGTGACCGTGCGCAGCGGTTCGTCTACCGGGTGGACGCTGTCGCCGCCGTTGCCGTAGTTGGCGATCGGCACGATGAACGGGTCGCCGCTCTCGATGACGTAGCGCATCACGCCCTTGGCAATCCGGCGCAGGGTGTTGTCGGCCAGTTCCCGCGGCCGGTCGAAGATGGACGGGCAGGGGATCGACCAGTCGATGCACTCGGCGGCGGTGCGGTGCGGCTTCATCCGGCCGGCGCGCACGGGCTTCGAGTCCGGAGCGCCGTGGGTCGGCTTGGGCCAGACGATCGGCAGGCCGTCGCGCCGGGCGACCAGGAACAGGCGCCGGCGGATCGTCGGGGTGCCGTAGTCGCTCGCCCGCAGGATGCGCCAGTCGACTTGGTAGCCGTGGCGCTTGAGCGTGCGGACGAAGGACCGGAACGTCTGCCCCTTGCGCTCCGGATCCGGCATGACCTTGCCGTCCCGCTTGATCAACGGGCCCCAGTCGAGAAACTCCTCGACGTTTTCGAGCGCGATCATCCGCGGCTTGACCTTGGCGGCCCAGCGAGCGGCTACCCAGGCGAGACCGCGCACGCTCTTGGAGACCGGACGGCCGCCCTTGGCCTTGCTGTGGTGACGGCAGTCCGGCGAGAACCAGGCGAGGCCGACCGGCATGCCGTGGGTGGCCTGCTCGGGGTCGATGTCCCACACGTCGGCGACGGCATGCTCGCTGCTGGCGTGGTTCTCGGTGTGCACGGAGATCGCCGCTTCGTCGTGGTTGATGGCGAGATCCACCGGGCGACCGAGCGCTTGCTCGATGCCCTCGCTCGCGCCACCGCCGCCGGCGAAGTTGTCGACGACCAGCTCGTGGCCGAACAGGTCGAGGTTAGGGGGCATCTTGCTCATGCCGTCACCCCGTCACTCATCGGGAAAACCTCGTCCGCGTGGCGGCGCATGATCTCGGCCTCGGCCGGGGTGCGGGCGGTGTGGCGGACGCTGGCGTTGGTGTCCCAGTCGACCGGGCAGCCACCATCGACGCCTCGCCTGGCGAGGATCTTGTCCTCGGTTTCCCCCTCGGGGACTTCCATGGCCACTGCCTTGGTGCAGGTCACGGAGATCTCTACCCATTTCGTTTTCATGCATCACCTCCGGTGATTTCGGCGCCCTGGAACACGGCCGCGGGCGCATCCGGCCACTCCTTGCGGATCACATCGAACTCGCCGAGCAGCCAGCAGCGGAGAAACGAGTCCGGCTCGTCGGTCAGGGGAGCGCTGGCGTACTCCATCGCCGCGATCGCGGCCGATCGGCGTCGATTCGAGTACTTGAGATGCCAGTCGCATGCCCTCCCTTCGGCGGCGCGAGCGGCGTAGTCCTCCACCCGCTCGCACACCTGATCGAGCGTCAGCCTGCCGTGCGGGTCGCCGATCGCCGCGCGGATATTGGCCAGGGCGTAGAGCTGCGGGATGTCGGTGCAGTCGGCGCGGACATATTCGACTGCCTCCGGACCGCGGCTAATCGTCGGCCGTGCGCCGACGGCCCAGTCGTGAGTGAGCCACAAGCGCGGCGGCATTTGAGTGTCGTGTTCAGTCGTCATGCTCTACCTCCATCGCATCAATCTCCCGCTGCTGCGCCGAGCACAGGGCGTTGAGTTCCTCGATTCGCTTGGCCATCCAGTAGACGACGTTGTTGTCATGCGGATAGCCGTAGGCCTTGCCGACCCGCTTGCCCGTCTTGATCGAGTAGACCTCGACCATCACCGCCTCGCGGCTGTCGCCGCCGTCGATCGTCTCGACTTGCACGTGGTGTCCGTTGGTCATACCAAACGCCCCCTAGTCCCGCGCTTCTCGTTGATCGCCATCTTGGAGCGGATCTCCTCGGCAAGATTGACGCCCTCCGACTTGGCCAGATCAGCAACCCGCAGAACGATGTCTTCCAGCTCGCTACCGAATTCGGCAGAAGGAGCTTCGCCCCGACACTCGTTCACTGCCTCGCCAACCTCTGATCCGATCAGGGCAAGCGCCTCAAGCGCGGTCTTGTTGTGCCACCCCATGCGCTCGACCCAGTCGTGCTGGCTGCTGGCGATCGCGTTGATACCCATGTCTTCGGTGTTCACCGTGCTGCTGTCGATTCGCTCGTTCGGACGCTCTTTCATGCCACCACCTCCCGGCTCTCTGCCATCTCGCGGATCACCTCCATGCTTTGGGTCACGCCGGTGACCAGCCGCGCGCAGTGGCGGGCATCGTCGAGGGCGCTGTGCTTGGTGGCGGGGTCCTGCTTGGGCAGGACGATGCCGAATTGGTCGGCCAGTTCGGTGCAGTAGGTGCGGGCATCGCGCACGCCGCGGTAGGGGATGGGCATGGGCAGGCCGACGCGTTCGGACAGGCCCTGGATGATGCGCAGGTCGTACTCCGCGCCCCAGGCCCACCAGCGGATGGACTTGTCGTTGAGCAGCTCGGGCATGGGCCGCCCGAGCGTTAGCTCGAGGAAGCCGGAGAGCTGCACCAGGGAGATCAGCGGGCCGGACTTCTCGCCGGGCAGGCAGTCGTTGCCGCCCTTGATGCCGCGCTCTTCCCAGAAGGCCAGCGTGTCGGAGTCGACCGACCCGCAGTTGGTGGCCGTGGCGAAGGGGATGGCGCGCTGGAAGCTGGCCACCACGCAGTCATCGGCGGGGCGGCTGCGATCGAAGGCGACGACGCCGATCTCGATCATGGCCGGCAGCTGGTCGCGGGAGACGCTGAGCGCCTCCAGATCAATGCTCAGTTCAAGCATGGGTGGTTCCTCGTTTGGTGGTTGTGGTGGCGCGGCGGCGTCTGGCCGGCAGGCGGTAGCGCATGGGCTGGCCGGCGCCGATCAGCTTTCCCTTGCGGCGCAGGTCGGCCAGGGCGCTGGCCAGCTGCCCGGCGGTGAGGTCCGGGGCCAGGTAGTCGTCCAGCTCGTCCTTGGTCGCGCCGTTGGGGAAGGCGGGCATGGCGTTCATCACCAGGGCGTTGCGGAAATCAGGACGCATTGCCCACCCCCTGGTCGTGCAGCCAGACCACGCCGGCGGGCGTGATCATCGGGCGCTGGTAGTAGCCGCGTTTGCCCGTGCCCGGATGATTGAAAGAACTGTTGCGCACGGACATCAGCCCCTGCTCGATGTACGGCTTTTTCGGTTTGGTGCCGCGCTTCTCGATCAGGCCGAGGCGTCGCAGCTCGCGGAACAGTTCGAGCTTGCCGATGCCGAGCATCGCGGCGGCCGTCTCGACCGTGTAGTGGTCCGGCAAATACGGGCTGCGGTAGTCCTGCCCGGCGGTTCGTTGGGGATGCATCTCGTCCTCCTGGCCCCGGCGCGGGGCCTCGAATCGATGTCGAAAAAGGGAAGCCCGTCAGGCGGTGGGCTGGTTGTTGCCGGGCGGCCGGTAGACCAGGTGGCGGTGCTGTCGCGGCACCGTCGTGCCCGGCCGGCGTTGGTAGAAGGCGGCCAGTCGGCGGTTGTTCTTCTCCACCAGCTGCGCCTCGCGCTCGAGGTCGTCGCTGGGGCGGTAGGTGGCGCGCAGGTGCGTGGCGTTACGCATGGCTTTCCTCCTTGGTCTCGATCCAGCCGTCCAGAAGATTCCAGGTGGCGGCCGGATTGCCGGCCTGGTCGACGATGCGCAGCTGTGATGCCGCGTTGATCTGATCAACCAGCTGGCGAATTTCCGCCTCCTGCCCAGCCGGGAAACGCATCAGGTCGTCCCAGTCGATGCCGTTGATGGAGATCTGCAACCGGCGGAGGTTGATGGCGTCGCGTCCCATCGGGGTGACGGCGTAGATGTAGCCGCCGACCCAGCTGCGCTTGTGGCGGGACATCAACCCCATCTCCACCAGCGCCTCGCAGTCGGCGAAGCTGTCGCTGCCCCGGTCGGTGACGTAGTGATTGCGGTATCCCTCTCGGCCGTCGGTCACGCCGAGCGCGTGCCGGAGGATCTGGTCCTGTCTCTCGGTGATGGTCTGCATGGGGCCTCCCTCAGTCCGCTTTGAGGCACTCGGCCTCGTCGTCGAGTGCTTGCAGGTAGTCGGTTGTCAGCTGGCCGCGCAGGACGACCACGGCGGCGACGGGCATGCCGTCCTCGAGGAGCACGCAGGCGGCGCGGTCGTCGCCGGCTTTCTCCATGGCGGCGTGTAGCTGGTCGGGGTCGACGTTGAAGCGCACCGGCTTGCCCGGTTCGCGCTCCTTGTAGGCGTCGTGTGGTTGCTTGGTCATCGGGGCTCTCCTCAGTGCAGCGCGGCGAGTTCGCCGGCGATCTGTTCCTTGTCCGGTTGCACGTAAATGGCGGTGCTGTTGGCCGATCGATGGCCCAGCACGCTGCCGACGATGCCGAGCGGGTTGGCCGAGGTGCTCTGTTCCATCACGCGCTTGGCCAGCGTGTGGCGCAGCCAGTGCGGGGTGATGTCCTTGGCGCAGTCGATCTCTGCCTCGCGGGCCCACTGCTTGATGCGAGCCTCGACGGAGCGCACGGAGAGGCCCGGGCCCTTGCGGCCGAACAGCAGCGGGGCGTCCGGATCGTTCGGCTGTCTGGCGGCATGGCGGACGCTGAGCAGCCCTCGCAGTGCCTCGTGCGCCCGGCGGTTGAGCGGCACGCTGTGCTCCAGCCGGCGCTTCTGGATCTCGGGGCGCAGCGTCAGGCGGCCGGTGGCCAGTGCCTGGCGGGCGTCGTTGACGGTCAGGCCGCAGGCCGCGCCCACGCGGATGCCGGTGGCCAGCATCAGGCGGAACAGGTGGTAGTCGCGGCGGGCGAACGGGCAGTCGACCCGGCCGATCGCGCCCATCAGGCGCTTCTCTTCGCCGCGGGTCAGGTACTTGTCGAAAACGGTGGTTTGCATGGCTTGTGCCTCCGGGCTTATGCCTTGGTCAGTGCAGGTGCAGCGCGGCGTGGCGCGCTTCGAAGAACCGCAGCCGGACGGCCCCGCATTTGGGGTCGGTGCCCATGCGGCAGATCGCGGTGTCGATGTCGAGCAGGGAGACGGGCACGCCGGGCAGCAGGGCGACCTGCTCGGTGCCGGTGCAACGCTCGATGCTCAGGTGGTACTCGCGGGTGCCGTTGTCCAGCCGATCGCAGAACAGCGTCATCAGGACGTGGCGGCCGAGAGTCACGGCCCGCCCCGGCTGAATCCACAGGTCGATATGCGGCCAGTGGCAGCGGGCCAGTTCGGGGTCGATCGGGCGGATGGCTTGCATGGGTCAGCCCCCCACGACCGGCGCGGTGTGCGGGTCGTCCTCGATCTGCTCGAGCAGGCTGTAGAGCACGGCGGCGCGCTGGAAGTCCTCGTCGATCTCGCGGCGGATGTCGACCAGTCGTTGGCGAACGACGCGCGGGGCATCCAGGGCGGCCTTGATTGCCTGGGCCGTCTCGCCGATGTCGGCGGTCCAGTCGGCGTAGGCGTTGAGGATCTCGATGTCCGAGCAGGGCAGGGTCGACGGGATCGGGATGCAGACATGACCGAGGACGCGCGCCTCTGCCTTGAGAATGCGAAAGTCCTGTGCCTGCAGTTGAGCCCGGATGGACTCGTTGACGGCCAGATGATGGCTGTCGAGAGCCGGGTTGACCTTGTTGCACCAGACGGTGGCGCCAGGTCCTTCGCCAATGTCCTCGGCGAGTGCCCGGGCACCGCGGCGGTCGCCGTTGCGGTACTCGTGGACCACTAGCCACTTGGCCCTGTCGACTTCTGGGTACGCGAAATTGGGCATGCGTGAACCTCCTGTATCTCCTCACGGAGACGTCACGGAGGCCGCTGGCTATCCTTGCCACGAATCGTTAGGATTCGCCGCGAGGTAAAAAGGTGACCAAGCCAACAACCTCATCCGAACCCTTGGGGACCCCCATCCCCTCGGGTTCACCTGTTACTTCAAGCGGTGTCGCGAACCCCCTGCGACGCCGCTCGTCCCTTCTCGATCAGCATCAGAATGTGCTGGTTCCGGCTGCGGTGTTCCCGCCGTGCCTCTTCCTCAATCTGTTTCCGAAGACCGACTGGCATGCGCACGGAGAAGTGCGAGCTGGACTCCGTCTGCGTGCTATTCTTCGTGGTTGTGTTCATATATCACCAAAGATGTTCGTTTGTGTGCACGGTTCCGAGTATATGCACGCATCTGAGCATGTCAAGCGCGGAGTGCGCATGTCTGAGCAAATGACATTCATCGATCGGCTTACCCGCGTTGCCGACGGGCGGAAGCTCTACCCCTGGCTGATGGAGATGGGGTTGTCGTCGGCGACTGTCGCTCGGATGCGGAAGAACAAGATCCCGGGGCCAGAGCACCTGACGGTGATCTGCCGGGCGGAGAACGTCAGCCTGTCGTGGCTTCTTGAAGGCAAGGGAGTGCCTTACATGGTCGCGAGATTCGACGACGACGAGTCGCTCGCCGGGTATATCGAGGCTCACCTCGACGAGAACTGGGAGCAGATCTACCCGTTATCGGACGCCCGTGGTTTGCGGGCGGTGGTGATGGTCCAGCCCGGCTATGTCCAGCTGAGCGACAAGAAAGGCACGCCGTTTACCGCGATCGAGGTGGCGGCCGGCCCGGTCGGCGACCGCACCATGGAGGCCGTGAAGGCCTGGTGCCTGGAAACGAACGGGCAGTGCCACCCGAACACGCTCACGCGCACGGAACTCGCCGACGTGATCTCGGGGCAGGTCGGGACGTGGCAGCTCCTCGAGCGGCCCAATCCGATCCTGAAGAAAACCGACCCAGGCCATGTCGCCGAGCTGCGCAGCGCTTACTCCACGGCCGACGACCCGCTCACCGTGCAGGACGTCGCCGACATGATGCGCGTGCTCTCCCCGGAGCTGCAGGAGCGGGTCAAGGCCTACGTCGAGGGCATAACCGACGCGGTGGATTCAGTCACCGGTGACGAACGGAGCGGGAAATGAGGCGGGATTGGGACACGATCCGGGAGATTCTGCTGGCCGTGGAAGGTCTGGACGGAACAAAGCCGCTCACCCTCGAGGACTTCGAGGAGGAGCGGCAGCCGGAAATTTCCTATCACGTGACGCTGCTCGAGGAGGCTGGGCTGGTGTTATCCAACTCGGCCCCGTCACTCAGGACGACGAGGACAACTCCGTTTTTTGTTCGACGGCTGACGTGGGACGGCCACGAGCTGCTCGACCAGATCCGTGACGATTCGGTGTGGAGACAAACCCGCCAGACGATCATGGAGAAGGGCGGCGGCATGGCGCTCAACGTCGTCTCGTCGCTGGCCACCCATATCATCAAGAACCAGATCGGGATCTAGTCCCACCAACGAAAGGAGTCGAACCAATGGGCACCACCTTCTATTTCGAGGAAGACCTGCCGAACGTGGATACCCACGTGAAGCGCGGAGACGGTGCGAAGAACACCGTGGAGGTGTTCGTCTCGCGGTTTTCCGGGGCGCACGAGATCTACCTGCGCCACACCGATCCAGACGGAAACACTGCCGAGTCGATTCTCTCGCCGGAGAAGGCCAGGAATCTCTTCCAGGGGCTCGATAGCGCCATGACCTACCTGGGTTACCACCAGTAACGCGCCGCGTCGGGGCATAGGGCATGCACGTCATCATCCTGCTGCTGGAGTTCCTCGCCGTGTGGGCTGTGGCCGGGTGGGTCATCCGCCGGTGGACCGATAGCTGGGTCGTCGCGATCGGTGGTGGCTTCATTGCCATGCTGATCGGCGGCGCGATTCTGGCCGCCGTGATCAACGCCACCTCCAAGGGCGAGAGCGACGATCCGGCCTGCCGGCAGGATCTGCGCTGCTGGGCCGAGGAATACCAGGCCAAGGCCGAGCGCGCCTGTCGCCCGGAGATCGAGGATCTCGCGCCGATCGATGTGCGCTGGGACGACGAGTTCCTGCTCGACGAGTTCAGCAAGTTCAAGTGGGCCGACGAGGCGGCCGGGACGGTGATGTACTTCGGCGACCGGGTGCAGTTCCAGAACGCGCAGGGCGCGTGGGTGCGACAGCGGTACTCGTGCACCTACGATCCGGCCACGGAGACGGTGCAGCGCGTGCGCGCCGAGCCGGGGCGCATCCCTTCCTCCTGACCTCACTCCTCGTCCTCGTCGTCCGGCGGGGTCGAGTCGTCATCATCCAGCCGCCGGCAGAGCGCCTCGCGAATAGCGAGCAGGGCGGTGACCAGCCAGTCCGGCCGGGTAAGTTCGACCGAGAATCGGAAATCCAGGCGCATCGGGCTCTCCCGTGACGTGTGTTCACCTCGAGGATCACCCGGGATCTGGCCTTCGTCACGCGCCGGCGGGTTACTTAAGCGCTGAGTGACCCGGAGCCACTGGCTTTGCGGCTGGTTCCGGGCCGTCCTGTCGCGCATGGAGTTGATCGTCAGAGCGGCCCCGGTCTCTCCCGGGCGTTTCCAGAGGTGGGCGTGAATGCGGGTGGTCGTCATGGCTTGGCTCCATCGGTTGCGTCCGAATCAGTCTCGCCATGATTCCCCGAGGCACGTGCACCATGCCTCTGGTGGTTTTTCCACGCCCACAGAAAAGGCCGCCACCATGCGGTGTGCGGCCTTTCTCACGTCTCGGCGTTGGTGAAGTTGGCGACCCGGCTGCCGGCAGCCTGCCGCTACGCTCCCAGCAGGTACTGCCCGGCGATCGCCACGATGGCCACGGTCACCACGTCACCGCCTCGATGCCGGCCCGGTCGTCGTTGGCCAGGGCGGTGCGCACCGCGTCCTTCTTGCTCCAGCTGTGCGCCAGCCACTGCTTCTTGAAGGCCTTGGCCGCGTCGGTCAGGTCGATCATCTGCTGGGGCGTGAGGGAATAGACCACGTTCGACTGCGCCCGCAGCTGCAACACCGCCCCCGTCTCGCCGGCATCCCGCAGATCCCGCGCCTCGATGGCCAGGCCAAGCAGGTTGGGCTCGTCGCCCGGGCGGGTCTGCACGACGTCGGACGTGCCGTTCGGCATGGTGTGGGTCATCCCGCCGGTGAGTTCGGCCTGCAGGGCCTGTTCGATTGTGTCGATCTTGTCCGCCGCCAGATCGGTGATCGGCTTAGGCGGTGGTGAATCCAGCGCCTCGGTGGGCGGCTCGATGCCGAGCTCGCTGATCTCGTGGCGCGAGCCGTCGGCCAGCCAATATTCCGTGCCGCGGTAGTCGGGCACCAGTGACCATTCCCCGTTGGAGTAGACCGCCGCCTCGTTCGTGCCTGCTGTCGGTGGCGATTGGTCCGTCGCGTGCGCCGGAATGAGATAGCTGCCCTCGTTCATCGGGTCCGGGTCGGCCGTGCCTTGGCCGACGAGTTCACCGGTTTTCGGGTGCAGGTGAAAAATATCCATGGTTGGCCTCGTTAGTATTTGATGCAGTAGAGGAGTGCGATGTTGCGTGGGCGGTTATCGTTTGGAGTTACGTCTGTTGTTTCAGTGTTTCCGTCATCAATCGTTTTCCCATTTATTGTGAGTGTGTTCGTGACAGGTGTGCCGGTTTGCAACTGCACCTCGTAAACGCTATTCGCGAAGGTGATTGAGCCGGCATATGCCCCCTGCTGGGTGCCGAACCCCCTCCCAGAATCAATTCCTTTACCGTCATCCCAGCCGCGTACGAACTCACCCCTCAGGTCGGGCAACGTGAACGTGGTCGATCCATCGCCGGGACCGAACTGACCTGCTTCTTTCACCCCTTCGGAAGCGGCCAAGTTCCCGCTGGATTGAGCAAAGGACCACAACGCTGCATAAGACGTCCGGCTTATTTCCGCACCATTCGCCTTAATCCACCCGGTCGGCGCGGTGCTCGCGGTGAAACCCATTACCGAGCCAGCCGGCGACAGCTCTACCCCGCGCAGATTGAGTGCCTCGAGAAGTTGGCCGAGGTCGTTGTCGCTCGGCGTAAGCCCGGCCTCGGTGATGACCTTCCGCAACTCCTCGCCGACCTTGTAGAACCAGAACGGCCCCGGGGTGGTGGCCTCGTTGACGCCCGGCGTGGCGGATTGGGGGTAGCCGTTGCTCGGGCTGCTAGGTTTTGGTGGCGGCGAGCCGGCGGCGTTTGCCAGGTAGTTGCGCGTCTCCATGAGAGATCCTCCGCTTAGGTGTATTCGAACAGCGCGACGGTGTGCGCTGGCTTGAGTCGGTTGATGACGCACTCGATCCGGGTGGTCGGTGCGGCCTCGCCGAGTGATTCGTCGACCGACGAGTCGGCGTTGAACTGGTCGATCGGTGGGGTGGGTGCGCGGATCGTCCAGGCGTGGGCCCAGTCTTCGCCGTAGATCGGCGCGTCGACGGTCGCCTCGACGGTGTGCGGGTCGTACTCGAGGATCTCGGCGTCGGGGAAGCCCAGCCGCCCGGCCACACCGATGAAGTAGCGGCGGCTCTGGCCGCCGGTGTTGGTCAGGCGGGCGAGCAGATCCTCGCGTCGCTGGGTGATCGTCGCGCCCAGACCGGAGCAGCTGTCCGGCATGCCGGCCCAGCGCTCCCAGTCCTCGAGCATTTCCACCACCGTGCGCGGGTCGAGTTCGTCGAGCAGGGCGATGGCCCGCCCGTCGAGGCGCGCGGGCTCCTGGGCGATGGCGGCGAGCAGCTGCTCGGCGGTGGTGCCCGGCTCACGCAGGGCATCCCACAGCGCCCCGCGCGGGAGCAGGGCGAGCAGCTGGGCGTGGTAGTCGGCGGCGCTACGCATTACGGGATCGCCTGCCAGGTGATGGCGCCCAGCGTGGCCAGCTCACCGGGGTTGAGGGTGATGTCACTGGTCGGGCTGACCAGGACGTGGTCCGTCTCGCCGGTGGCGGTGCTGATGGCCTCGCGGATGTGGCTGATCAGGATGGTGCCCGCGCCGTTGCCGTCCTCCACGTTCGCCTCGCGGCGGAACAGGTCGGCGAGCTCCGCCTCGACGGCCGCCTGGGTGGCGCTGTCGTTGGGTGCGAGCTGGATGGTCATGTCCTGCGCGGCCTCGGTGGGCGCGTAGGCGGTCACGTCCGCGGTGACGGGGCGGAGATCGTCGAGGTAGTCCTGCACGGCCTGCACCTCGGCGGCGTCCGGGATGATCGCGGCATCGTCATCGCGGGTGAAATACACCCCGACCGTGCCAATGCCGTTCCACCGCGGCATCACCCAGACCCGTGTCACGCCTTCGACCTCGAGGGCCCACTGTTCGTAGTCGGACACCGCGCCGCCCTGCGGCGGTTGTTGCACGCGCTTTCTCAGGCGATCGCGCAGGTCGTCGTCGCTCTCCTCGTCGGCCCCGCCGGTCAGCCCGCCGCTGGCCACCGTGGCGCTGGACTGCACGCCGCTGATCGGGGAGGTCAGTTGCAGCGAGACGCCGGCGACGGCGCTGGTGTCCTGTCCGCCGGCGCTCGCGGTGACGGCCGCCGTGGCCGTGCCGCCGCTGATGGTGGCTTCGGCGTCGGTGGCGTACTCGATGCCATCGCTGCGTTGCAGGGTGGTGCCGGCCGGGATGATCGCGCCGTCGCTGCCGCTGAACTCCACGTTGCCGGTGGCCGCGGCGGCCGGGTTGCGATCAATGCCCCACCAGCTGGCATGGCGCTCGAGGATCTCGGCCTCGGCGGTGCTCGGGACGATCTGTCGGCTCAGCCAGTCGAGGTAGCCGTACAGGCCGTGCATCTCGCCGGCGACGGAGCGGCCGAGTGCACCGAGTACCGATCGCCGCAGACGGGGTTCGGTTCCCGGCAGACGGGATTCGACGTCCGCTCGGTTCCGCTCGATCAGGGTGGGGAGAGAGGGGCGGGCGAAGGGCATCAGGTGGTCTCCGTGGAGTAGGTGAAGACGTCATCAAACGGGCTGCCGTCGGGCAGGGTGATGCGGACGGTCAGTTGCAGCACGCCACGGCGGACCCACTCGGCCTGGGCGCGTACGGCGGTGGCCACGCCGTCTTCGACCAGCCACGCCAGCGCTTCTTCGGCGTATTCGCGGGCGCGGGTGGCGTTCTCGGCGGTCTGCTTGGCCCGCTTGAGCAGCCACAGGCGCGAGCCCTGCCGGTCGTTTTGCCGGTCGAGGTAGCTGTCCTGCCAGGAGCCGCGCCGATCGTCGGTGCCGTCGGGCAGGGCGTCGTCCTCGGCCGCCCGGCGGTCGGTGAACAGGCTCACCAGCACCGCGCTGCGCAGGCCGTCCTCGGTCGCGAGATCCGCGTCCTGCTGGATCACGTCGAAGTCGCGCCCTTCGCTGCCGAATGTGAGTGCCAGGTCGGTCATCGCTACATGCTCTGGTTCGGGCTACTGGTGGAGCCGCCGTCGTTCTCGTCGTGGTCGTGGCCGTTGTAGACCTCGCGCACGTGGTTGAGCGTGGTGCCGGTGGTGGCGTAGCGGTCGGTAATGTCGCCTTTCACCTTGAGATTGCCGTCGATGGTCACCTCGCTGGTGATGAGCGTCGTCGGGGCGGTAGCCTCGAGGTGGTCAACGGCGGTCACCTTCACCTTGTCGCGCATCAGGTGGACCTTGTTGCCCCGGTCGTCGTAGAGGGCCACCTCGCCCGGCGCGAGATTCGTCAGGCGGTAGCGCCGATCGGCGACGGTCACGGCCACGGTGTGGGAGCGGTCGCCGCCCAACGCGGCCAGCAGCGCCTCGGCGCCGGGGTGCGGGTGCGCGGTCAGGCCGTAGGCCTCGAAGTGCTCCACGCCGCTCATCAGCTCGCCGGCCAGCCCCTCGACCTGCAACGACTGCATCAGCGTGCCCGGGTCGATCAGCCGCACCACGCCACGGGTGAACAGCACGCGCAGCCGCCGGCGCAGCGGGGCCATGAGCCGGTTGGTGCCGCGCACGCTCACGAGTCGGCCCCCTGCGTCCAGATCATGGTGTCCTCGCTCTCGCCCTCGTCGTCTTCCGGCAGCGGCACGAGGTCGAAGGCCTCCGCCGGCATCACGGCCAGCTTGCTTCGCTGGCCCTGCTCGTCCTGTTTGAACGTCACCGACGAGATCAGCCGGTCGGCATTGATGCCCAGCCACTCGTCGCGCACCGGCACCAGCGCATTGGGCGACCACGGCCCGGAATCGTTTTGCCACCCGGTGACGGTGTAGGTGGCCTGCTGCGATCGCCCCCAGGCCACGTTGCGCTGCCACTGGGCGCGCCGTTGGCAGTCGGCCGTGTCGGCCGGGCCGTCGGCGATCATCGAGGTAGGGCGGAAGCGGGCGACGCGGTCGTCCGTTGCCTCGCCGCGGGCATGTGCCGCGGCGTCCCCGTTGAAGGTGTCGCTGCCGTTGCCCTGGGCGAGCACGGTGTAGCGGGAGAAGCGGTCGCGCATGCTGGCCTTGCCGGCCGCCGCGCGGATGGTCTCCCCGAGCACCAGCGCCGGGCCAACGCGCGCACCACCGGCGCGGATGATCACCAGGTTGCCGTCGGCATCGGAGACAAAGCGCACCGCGCGGATGCGGGCGAGGCGTTCGAGGAATTCCCAGATCGTCTGTTCCGGCTCGAGGCGCTCCTTGCGGAACGGACCGCCCACGTCCGTGGCGCCCGTCACCGAAATGCCGAAGCGCCCGGCGAGATCCCGCGCGATCTGCAACAGCGTCTGTCCGGTCCATTCCAGGCCCTTGCCGCCTTCTCCCACCAGCGAGCAGTCGACCAGGTCGCCGGCCTTGCTCCGGCCGCTGATGGTCACGCCGTGGCTGCTGCCGTCGTAGCTGGGTTCCACGTCGTCGATGTAGCCGGTGATGATGGCCTGCTCGTTGAGCAGCACGCGGCACGGTGCCCCGGCGCGGATCGGGCGGCGCGTCTCCGAGCCCGGCCACTTCTCCGTGAGCGAGACCTCGAACGTATGCGCCACGGTCTCCAGCGAGCGGGTCACCGTCACCGTCTTCCAGCCGCCGTAGCGGCGGCCGTCGACCTGCAGGCGGATCTCGTCAGGCATCGAGCACCTCCAGCGGCTGGCCACCGACGATAAAGCCGGGGTGGTGAATGCCGTTGCGCGCCACGATCTCCGTCTCGCGGGTGGCATCGCCGTAGATCTGGTGCGCCAACGCCAGCGCCGGGGTGGTGCTGCGCGGCTGGACGCGCTTCAATCTCGGCACCCGGGCACCGCGCACGCGCAGATCCTCGGCCACGGTGGCGCGCAGGGTCGCCAGCGACTGGTAGACCGTGTCGTCTATCGGATCGCCGTTGACCGGGTCAGTCGCTTCCTGCTGATCGTCGATCTCGTCGAGGATGGTGGTGGCGGTGCGGGTGGCATCCGCGCGGGAGGCATAGTCCGCCTGGGCGGCCTGCTTCGCCGCCCCCACCAGCGCCGCCCGGCGCGTCAGGGTATGCACCGCCGCCACGTTGCGCGCCTGCCGGCGGCGGTTGGTGGTGGTCGTGGGCACGCTGGGCGCATCGTCACCGGCGGAGAACAGGCGCTGGAACTGGCGCACGGCATTCAGCGCAGTGGTGGCCGACGGGTAGCCCAGCACCTCGTCGAGCAGGTAGGCGGCCATGGCGGCCGGGTCATCGACCAGCCCGGCGATCGCGGTGGCGTGCTGGGTGATCTCGCTCAACACCCGGCTGGTCTCCGTCTGCACGGCTTGCACGAAATACTGCGGCTGGCCATCCACGGAGAACGTCCGGGCGAAATCCTGCGTGGCCGCCTCGGCCAGCGCATCGGCGCGGGCGTTCACCTGCTCGCCGGTGGCCGGGCTCTCGCCGGGGTACTCCGCCTGGCCCGCCTCGATGAACTCGATGGTGAAGGTGGCCATGCCACCCTCGCGGGTGGTTTCGCGCACCTGGTAGTCGCGCCCCGTGCAGCGCACCTGGCCGCGATACGGGTGGATCAGCGTGCCGGCACCCGCCTCGAGCGCGTCGATCAGCCGGTCGCGCGCCGCCATGTAGTCCGCCCCCAGGACGAACGCCTCCACCGAGAAGCGCCGCGCCTTGCGGCCCAGATCCTCGGCGTAGGGTTCGTCCCGGTTCGGGTACTCGTGCAGCGCCACCCGACGGCCGCCACTCCCGGAAACCGACCGGGTGGCGAACGGCACGCCCGCGAACGACGCCTGTTGCAGCTGCTCTCGCCAGCTCATCCACCCCTCCAAACGCAAAAAAGCCGCCACCCTGGCGCCCGGAGTCGGGGCAGGGTGGCGGCTTTTCGCTGGTGCGTTACGCCTAAATCGTTGTTATCGCGGAGTATAGCACCCTAGCTGATCGCGCAAAGAATGGCGTGGTTGGCTTGATCGACCGGCCGAATAAGGGCGTTCAGGTGGTCCCCTGTCATCCCTTCGATCGTCCCATCCCCGGCGGCGTCAGCCAAGTGGCGGAGCGCCTCCAGGTACACACCCTGTTGCAGCGCCAGTTGCATCGGGTCTTCGGCCTGGGTGGCCTCTGCCTGCCCCGGCTTTTTCATTTCAACGACAGCCATTACCGCAACCTCACCATGGTTTTTCTTTGCGCTCTATTGTCGAGGGCTTTTTGCAGTCTCTGCGCCCAGCTTTTGTATGGGATGCGGCCTATCCCTTTGATCGGCACCTCCTTGTTCATTTCAGGCAAGACCATGCTGTTCAACCAGACCATAAAGCGATACGACCGCGGTGTTTTGGGCCAATGAACGAAACTGCTCACGGTCGACTCGTCCATCATCTGCCCGTCGTAGCTGCGGCAGCGGGCCCAAAGCGGAGGGTGGGTGGCGAAGAACACGTCAGCGGAGAATTGCAGCGCCCGTGCCACGTCCTGAATGAAAAACCACGGTTTGCCATCCGGCGCAGTGAGCACGCGCACTTTGCAGCCCTCGAACTCGAAGGTCTTCGGCTTGATTGCTTGCATCACTGCACCCCCTGCGCCTGCTGGATAAGTCGCTTGGTCACGCTCTTGGCGAAGATCGGGCTGGTGCGCGCCTGTGGGCCGACCTCGTTGCAAATCCAGCCGGCGACGGCATCACCGTCTTCCGACCCGCCGGTAAAGCACAGGCCGTAGGCCCCGCCAAGGTTGAGGAAGATCGCCTGCCGCTCGCCGGCAGGCGTCGGCACGGGGCGCAGCTTCTTCATGTCGTCGTCCAGCGCGGCCAGCACTTTGCCGAACGTCTTCTGGATGCCGAGCGCGGCGGCCAGATCGGCGGCGCAGAACCATGGCTCGCCTTGCAGGTGGGGTTCCACCAGCACCGGCGTGCTGCGGAAGTGAAAGGTCAGCAGTGTCTTGTTACAATCCATGGGTCACCTCGCTTGTCAATGCGGTGATTGGGCCTCCGGTGTTACCGCACCTGAGGCCCTTTTTCGTTATGCCGTTTCGGCATCCTTCGCTTCGGGGAGGGCGAACAGGTCACGCTGCTTGTCGATGTCCAGCGCCCCGTCCAGAACCTCGTCCAGGTAGGCCGACACCTTGCGCCGCAGGGTGTTGTCCTTCATCCGATCCAGCCGGGCGGCGATCATCGAGACGCGATCCGCCTCCTTGAGCCGCAGCTCCCGGCTCTTGGCTATGTCCAGCGCCCCGCCGGCCACGCGCCCGGCGCGTTCCATCTGGAGCAGGTAGGCCTTGACCGTCTTGGAGGCGTCCGTCTGGGATTCCATGCCGGCGATCAGGAACGTGTCCCAAGCAACCAACGTTGTCTTCCCATCGTTCCGCTTAATGCCAAGTGCCTTCACAGCGAGGCTCTTGGCGTCTTCTCCAAGCGCTCCCACAGGGATCGATTCTGTGTCATGCCGCTCGCAAAGACGCCGCAGGCCAGATTCATTCCCATACCCAAACACTCTCGCCAATTCAGAACGCATCGCGTAGCCACGACCCCGATGCTCCAGCAGATTGAAGCCGAAGTGATCTGCCGCCTTGCGGAACATCTCCAGCTCCGTCTTTCGGTCCAGGTCGCCGATCAGGCTCTGGATCTTGTCGTGATCCTGGTTGAGTACGGCAATTTCCAGATCAAGCATGCTCGCCATGATGTTTCTCCTCTTTGCTGGCTTCTTGGTTCAAGGCCTGCTCTACAAGTTTGTTCAACATGTAATTGATTGACCGGTCTTCTTGGTTCGCCTTTGCGACTACTCGCTCACGGAGCTCGTCGCTCATGCGGAACGGGTAAGCGTAGGGTTGTCCCGGCATCTTGTTCTCCTGGGTTCCAAGTGGATCTAGTCGAATGGAGTCGATTCGACATACGTAGAGTAGAGCTGATTTCACTAGGTGTCAAATCGACACTATAGAGATGCTATCGAATCGCCGCTATGTTTCGCGCATGGCATACGACTTCCCCAGCGACAAACTCGACAAATTCATGCTCCGGCTCCCAGAGGGGATGCGCGCGCAGATAAAGGCGGCCGCTGAGCAGAACGACCGCTCCATGAACTCGGAGATCGTGGCGAGACTCAAGTTGAGCTTCGAGACAGATGAGGTGTTCGAGGGGGTAAGTCGTGATGACCCCCTTTCCATGATGCGCGCAGGCACAAAGGTGATGGAGGCAACGCTCAAGTCATTCGAGAAGGGCGTTCGCCTCTTGGAGATCGAGCGGGAAAAAGATGAGGAGGGCGGTGGTTCGTAAGTGATCCACTGTGAGTCACTTTTTATCTCGTACACAATGTACGAATGTCGCCCCATCTAGGCGGCCAAACAGACAGAACATGGGGGACATCGGTTGATCTGAACATCGATCGCCCCTGTTTTAATCCCCACACACGGGGAGATCGGTCGGATTTTTCACCGATGTCCCGGCTTCGGAGCCGAGCAGGATTTCGGCTAGGCTCTGTCTGCCAACCACGATATGGAGAAAAACCTCATGGACGCTCGCATTGCAACCGCCGCCTTCACCCTCGCCATGGCATTTGCCGGTACTTCTGTCGCCGCCTCGGTGGACCACTATTACGAGTTCCACGAGGGCCACAAGTATGGCTACGGGGCGTTGGGTAGCAGTGAGCTGACCATGGTCCGGTACCTGGGCGAAAGGGGTGGTGTGCACAAGGTTGTACTCACCGCCGACGACGCGGCTGTTGTCTTCGCCTGCGAGATACCCTGCAAGCACATGAAGGCGAATCAGTACCAGGGCAGCACCTACCAAGGCCAAAAAGTGATCAAGGTCGAAGAGGGTTCGATTGGCTGGGAGGTGTTCAAGGATATCGAGGCCGGCAATCTGGATCGGGTGCTCGCCGGGAGTAACCGCATGCTCTGGTCAGAGCCGGGCAAGGGTCTGCAATTGGTCGAGCTCGACTAACCGCCTCCGGAAGCATTCGTACATCGTGTACGAACGCTTCCCACCCGCGCCATCACGGCGCGAGCGTCATGCCCGAGTCGATGTCGATGTCGAGGTTCTCGGCGCTGACGCTCTGCACCTTCGCCCGGCCTTCCTGGTCGATCTTGATGCGGAGATCACCCTTCATGCGCTTTTCCTCGCGCTCGTTGATTTCAACGGCGCGCTTGGCATCCTCGTTGCCGAAGAAGGCCAGCGTGCGGGCAACGCCCTCGCCGATCGCATCGCCCAGCTTGGCGCCGCCTTCCCAGCCCATCGCGTTGTCTTGCGACAGGGCGCCCTTGTAGATGTTCGTCCCCACGGCGTAGCCGACGCCGCCGGCGGCCGTCACGGCCCCGCCGCCGAGAAGCATCTGCCGGCGACTGGGCAAGCGGAGATTGCGCCGGGGGCGCGGCTTGCCGCCGGGGCCACCGCCGCCCATCATCCCGCCGCTGGGCATGTTGACCACGTAGACGGATTGCACGCCTGTGGTCTCTTCCAGCGCCTTGCCCACGGCAAGGCCGCTGCCCAGCCCGCCCATCTTGCCGGCCAGCTTTTGCAGCCCCTTGCCGCCGTAGCGCATCCCGGCCAGGCCGGCAATGCCGGCGACGACGCCGCCGGTCATGAGCTCGCCGCCGGAAAGCTTCTGCTCGTCGAGCAGGTACTTTGCCGCCTTGACAAGGGTGTCGTTGATCGGCTGGGCGAACCCGTCGGCCGCTTCACGAAGTGTGGCCTTGAGGCGGTTGGCCTGGTCGACGGCGTTGTTGATCGCCCCGGGCAGACGCTTCTCGATATCGCCGGCGGCATCGCCGATCTGACTGCTAATTTCCCTGGCAGCCGGAATATTCCCTTCGGCTAGCAGGATGCGCAGGCCGCGAATGGTGTCGAGGTCCGCCGCGCCAAAGGCATTCTCGATAAACGAGGACCGTTGCTGGTCGGTCTCGAGCTTCTGGTACTGCTCCGAGATATCTTCAATCACGTCGAAGGCAGCGCGGCGATCGCCCTCGGCGTTGTAGAAGCTGACGCCCGTCGCCTTGCTGGCCCGATTTAGATATTTCTGGTTGGTGAATAGGCGCAGCGTGGAATCAACTAGCGTGGTGAGTCGCTCTGGGTTCTCGACGTCCTGAGAGAGTTGCTCGATAAAGCCAAGCGTGTCCTCGAATGACAGGCCTGCCGTCTTCGCGTTGACACCCACGCGGGAGAAGATGCCGGACAGGTCTTCTAGTTCGGCCTTGCCAGCGTCACCAGCGACCACCATTTGGTCGAGGATTTCGACGACCTTCTCCGGATTGGAGAGATCGAACTCGAACGACTTAGCCGCCACCGTCAGGGCGGACGAGAGGGTTTCCGCCCGGGCGCCCGTTACCGCCATGGCCGGGTTGATGGCGCTGATGCTGGACATCGCTTCCTCCCAGCTCATGCCGGCCTGCACCAGGTTGCCGAAACCGCCCAGCAGGGAGTCGAAGCTCTGGCCGGTTTCCTCGGCCATGCCGTGCAGTTCCTTGCGCAGGTTGGCGGCCATTTCCTGGGTGGCGCCGGCCATCTGCTGGACGCGGATGAGGGCCTTGTCGGTCTGGCCGGAGTCGACGACGGCCTGAATGCTCTTGTAGGCGGCTACCCCGCCGGTGGCCATGGCGGCGTACTTGCCGCCCATGGCTTCCATGCTGCGCCCGAGCGCGGCGGTGGCCCCTTGTAGTTTGCCCAGGTAGCGGCTGCTTCGACTGGAGAACCGCTGCATGTCCTGCGTGTACTTGCGGGCCTGCCGTTGCAGGTCCCCGGACATGGAAATGACGATGCTGGCTTCTGCGTCACTCATGGATTGTCCTCAGCGTTTGGACGAGCTCGCGCTCGGTCAGGGAAAGCAGCTCGGTGCGTGACCAGTGCATCTGCGCGCCGAGCCGGGCGACGACCTTACTCAGCAGGGGCGCCGCCCGCATCATCTCGCCCCCGCTGCGCCACCTCGGCGGACGCGGACTCCAGTGCCTGGGCCTTGAATTGCAGGCGCTGGTAGTCGGTGGGGGAAAGCATCTTTACCTGCCGGAGCGAGAGGGGGCCGGGGATCTCGCCGATGGATACCACCTGCTTGCCCAGCACGATGGCCCCCACCATGGTCGGGCTGACCAAAAGCTGGTAGCCGTCCGGGGTAGGCACCATTTTTTCGGCCTCGGCGTTGGCCTCGATCACGTCGCCGGCGGTGGGCTCGCGCAAGACGGCGTGGCGCTGCGGCTCGCCGTCGAGCTTGAGACCGTCGACCAGTTCCACTTCGGTCTTCGCCATCAGGAGACCTCCTCACAGGTCATGCCGGTGAAGTTGAGGCTGACCTCGTTACCGTTGAGCTCGGCCGGGCCGTCGATCCACGCGTTGCGCAGCAGGTACGTCTTGCCGGTGTCGGTCTCGAAGACGATGGAGGCATCCGTGATCTGCCCCAGGTCGGTCAGGGAGATGTCGGCGGTGTGGTTGATACTGCACTGGATGGTCGGCGCCACCGGGCTTTCCGAGTAGCCATCCACGCCGCGGTCGGACATGGCGGCTTCCCGGGAGACGCCGCCGGGGTTGAGGGTTGCGCCCTCCTTGGAGCGCATGTCGGTGCCGTTGACCTTGATGAAGGCGCGGCCGGTTACTTGTCCCATGGGTCAGTCTCCTCGGTTACAGGCGGAATTGAACGGCGGCGGCGAAGACGCGGAACTGGTTGATCAGGTCCGGCGGCATCACCGTGTTGATCCGGTTCGGATCGGAGCTGCTACGCACGACCAGCAGGTCTTCCTTGAACTGGTCGAAGTTCTCGACCAGGCCGGCTTGTTCGAGGTCCCGGAACAGGCCCAGCAGTTCGGCGCGGATCACGTTGGGCGTGACCACGGCCTGACCCGGCGCGAAGGCGGTGCCGTCGTCGGCCAGCTTGTGGCGCGGGTAGCGCATGGCGATGCGCGCCCGGGTGGCGTAGCGCACGTAGTCCACCGTCCACTTGGTGTTCAGGTCGAGGTAGCTGATGTCCTCGATGCCGGCGGCGTTGGTCTGGTAGTTGGTGATCACCCGCTCGACCAGCACCCGGCCGCCGTCATCGACGGTGAAGGTGGCGATGCCGTCATGAAGCAGCAGGTCGCGTTCCTCGCGGGTAAACCGGGAGGCAGGCGGCGGGGGCAGCAGGCCGTCGATCGCCAGCGTCTGGAACGGGCGGGCCGGGTCGATCGCGCCGTGGTACTCGACCACGCCGGCGAGCGCCGCCGCCCAGATCCACGGCGGGTTGGGGGCATCCGCCGCGCCCATGGTGGTGACGTGCGGGCTGTTGCGCCCGTCGCTCCAGGTGCCCAGCTCGGCATGCGTGCCGGCGAGACCGGTGAAGACGTGGCCGGTCTTCTGCTCCAGCGGCCCCCAGCGGTCCTGCAGCTCGGTCTCCAGCGCGGTCATGTTGGCGTCGTCGGTCCAGCCGCTGACGATGGTGTAGTACTGGGTATCGCCGATCGCGGCCAGTGCCAGGGAAATGTCCGGGTTGGCGGTGCCGCTGGCCATGTCGGTGATGGCCAGGGTCACGCCGCCCGGCAGGGATTCGCCCTGGTAGTAGTTGGCGCGGATGTCGATGTCGTTGCCCGCCTCGCCGGCATTGCGCGCGGTGACGTCCACCTCGTTGGTGTTGGTGGCGTTGACGGCGGCGGTGACCGGCAGGTCGGTCTTCGCGTTGATCGCGTCGACGATGGCCTGCGTGATCACGACCTGCGTGTCGGCGGCGGTAACGCCAACGCGCACCCGGTGGCCGGCGATGTAGAGCGCCAGCGTGCCGGAGGCGGTGGCCGTGCCGGTCACGGTGATCTTGCCGGTCGCGGCGGCGGCAGCGGCGTCGTCATCCAGGGCGACGGCCCACACCTCGGAGGTGCGGTTGACCGCGCGCAGGGCCTTGAGCATGCCGGCGATCTGCGAGCCACGGCCGAAGAAGCCCTCGCCCTGTTCGCCGTCGAGTACCTGCACCGGGGTTTCGGCCTCGACCGAGCCGCCGGTGAGTCGCTGGCCGAGCACCAGCACCTTGCGCGGCATGCCGGGCAGGCCCTGAACGGCGAGGCTGTTGTCGATCTCGATGTACTGGCCCGGTGTGCGGATGTCGACCGGGATCTGGTTGAAGCTGACGTTGTCCGGCATGGCTTATTTCTCCTGCTTGCGGGGCGGCTGGGGCGGCTCGACGTCGCCGTCGCGCAGGCGGCGCCGCCAGTAGGTGGTGAGCGTGACTTTCTCGCCGCGCTCGGGCAGTGGCTTGCGGGTGGCCGGGTCGAGTACCCGGATGCCCTTGCGGGGCTTGAGCTTGATGGTCTGCATGCGGCGTCTCCTATGTCTGGATGTCGTCCTGGGCGTCCGGCGGGTTGGTGTAGTCCTCGTCGACTGCCCACGTCTGGTGGTGCTCCGGCGTGAACGGCGGGATGTCCATGTCCACGTGCACCAGGTTGAGGTCGGCCAGCACCTTGAGGCTGTCGGGCGTGAGCTCGACGGGGCCGAAATCGAGATCCACGGCCACCCAGCCATACGGGTGATCGATCTGCATGCTCTGCTTCCAGCGCACGGGGCGAACCTGCACGCCCTTTACCCGCTCGCAGAAGTCGCGCATCTCGTCGATCATCGCGAGCTCGGCCTCCTCGATCTCCTCGCCGGTGGCCTTCTCGCCCAGCTGGATCTGCCCGACGAGCACGGCGCCGAAGTGCTCCGCGTAGCGCTCGATCTGGGCCTGCCCCTCGCAGAGCAGCGTCCAGACGCCGGCCTCTAGGTCGGAATGCTTGCGCCGGGCGAACTCCTGGTAGGAGCGCGTCACTACCCGGCCCGGTACCTGGGCGGCCATGGTGTCCGCGAGGATCTTCAGGAAGACGCCGATGGTGCTCACAGGCCGACCTCCTTGATGCCAGCGGCGATGCCTTCACGGATCAGCCGGGTCAGGTTGTCGAAGTTGTCGTCCAGCGCTGGGCGAAGGTAGGGCTGCGGCTCGATGCCTTTCTCCCGGATGCTCCGGGCGATCACGAATGCAAGTTGCCGCTCGGACATGGATTGGTCATAAGGGGAAATGCGTTTGTCCCTGATCCACTGAACAAGCGACGAGGGCGATCCATTCTCCGGGCGAATGTCCGGCGCGCGCCCTCCAGGCGGCCGCCCGTGCTCGACAAACTGCGCGTAGTTAACATTCGATCCGATGACCACGGTCAACGGGTCGATGAAACGCATCAACGTCCGATCCCGCAGATCATGGCTGGCTACCGGCGCGGTCTTCCGTGCCTGGTCCGTGATGTCCTGCGCCCCACGACGCAGCCCGTTGCTGGCATGACGCATCACAACCTTGGGTGCCTTTTTCAGCGCACGCCGAACCTGCCGGTCACGGATCTCGAAGTTGAGCCGCATCGTCATGCGCGCCTCCCGAACTCGTCCATCAGTTGCTGGTAGAGCGCCGCCGGGGTGCCGTTCTTCGGCCCCTGGGTGACGCCGTCGCGCATCTGCACCGGCTTGCCGATGTTGCGCAGGCTCATTTCCTTCATGGCCTCGGCCTGGGCGCGAAGCATCAGCAGGCCACGGTCGGCGGCGCGGACGGTGGTGTCCGTCGCCGTGGCGGCGATCACGTGCTGCGCCACGTAGGTGACCTGGCAGGCGCCCCCGTAACGGGTGACCTGGGCGACGGTCGGCGCCGGGCGGAAGACCACCCACGGCTGGCTGCCGTCGTGCTCGGCGGTCAGGCGCGGGCGGCGGCCGGTATAGGCCGGGTCCCACGGCTTGGTGTCCGGGGTGGCCCAGCTCGACGAGTGAACGCGGACGAGATCCGCCGGGGCGGCATAACGGTCCGTGCCGGCCTCGACGGTCAGGGAGGTGCGAGCCAGCCGGGGCCGCACGGCCGTGAGCGCCTCGGCGGCAACGTCGACGAAGCGGTCGAAGTCGGCCGGGTCGAAGACGTTGGCCGCGTCCTGCAGGGAGGCGGTCAGGTCAGCGGTCAGGCTGGTGCGGGTCATGTCGCTCATGTCGTCAGCATCCAGACGGAAACGCCCACGAGCGTGCTGCTCGCGATGCTCATTACCCCGCCGATCACGGCGACAACGGCCCAGCGGGAGATGCCCCAGCGCAGGGCGTCGGCGGCGGCATGGCTCTGGTGGAACTGCTCGAGGGAACGGATGCGGCGCTCGTGGTCGTCCAGCTCCTCGCCCATGCGGCCCTGGCCAGATCGGATCGCCTTCATGTCGGTGTCCACGCGCACCAGGTCGCGGAAAGCGCTAACCAGGTCCTTCACGTCTGCGCGAATGCCGGCGACCTCGTTGCGGACGCTCTCCACTCGCTCCTCGAGGGCGCGGACAATGCCGTCTTCACTGCTGCTCATCGGTTGCCTCGTGCCAGTCGATCAGTCGGTTGAAGCGTGCGGCGAGGGTGGCGTATCGCGCGGCCCAGCCGATGCAGTGCCCCCAGACGGCCGGTTCGGCAAGGTCGGCAGGGGCTCGGGCCTCGTCAGGAGTGAGCCGGGGGGCTCGGGGCAGTTCATCACCACCGGGGCCGGCTCGGGCGGCATCGTTGAGCAGCCGGACAGCACCGCGAGTAGGGCGGCACTCAGCACGATCCGGAGCCTCGGCGGCGGCACGTTCTTGGAGATCCCCATAGTCGTCCTCGATCTGTTGCTGCTGTTTCGCCCAGGCGATGGCAATGGCCTGGTTCTCTGCCTGCCACTCGGCCTGCTGGTCGAGTGCCCGCTTGAGCCCGTCGACGTGCTGCTGGGCCAGCCGGGCCCGCTCCTCGCTCCAGTCGGCGCGGGTGGCGTTCTCTCCGGCCGACTGCCCGAGGCTGTAGGCCGCCCAGAGCAGGACGACCATCGCCGCGAGGATGCCAACGCCGAGCAGAGCGCGCTTCACGGGCCCACCACCATCTGCGTCCAGTAGCCCCAGATCCGCCGCACGTAGGTGGTGGTCTCCTTGGCGTGGCGGCCGGTGACAGACGGCAGGCACTTGATGACCAGCCGGTACCGGTTGGCCCCGTCACAGCGGCGCTGGGCCTGCAGGATGTTGCCAGCGCCGGCGTTGTAGCTGGCTGCCGCCAGGCTGTAGCGGTCGGCGGCCGGGCGGGGTGCGCTCCAGAAGGCGATCTGCTTGCCCTGGTAGTACGCGCCGGCGAGGATCGCCGGGCGGGCCATCAGCGGGGAGACGTGCCCCAGATCGAGCTCGCGCGCCACGTCCTGCCAGGTGCCCGGCATGAACTGGGCAACGCCCTGCGCCCCGACCGGGGAGACGGCCGACGGGTCCAGCCGGCTTTCCTGGAACAGCTGCGCTTTCCACAGCCGCCAGTCGTAGCCGGGCAGGTACTGCTCGGCCGCCTGCTGGATCGTCGGGTCGTACCGGTCAGGAAAAGAGGAGTCCGACCAGCAGGCAGACGCCCAGAAAACGCAGACCGTGATAAAGGGCAAGGCCCAGCGGGTCATGGCGCAGCACCTCAATCGCTTCGCGGAAAGAGTGCCCCGCGCGGCGATCAAGCCACCGGAGCGTGAAAACAGCGCCGATGACGGCCGCGAGGGCCATCACCAGCGTGAACAGGGTCGAGGTGAAGAGCACTTCACTCATCGCCGCCTGCCTCCTTGTTGGCCGGCTTCTCGCCGTCCGTCTGGGCCTCGTCGTCGCCGGCCGGCTGGTCGGCATCCGACGACTCGTCGCCGTCCTCGCCGTTCAGCTGGTTGGCCGCGCGGGTCATCATCGTCTGCTGAATCGCTGAGACGAGGCTGGAGCGCTTCTTGCCGTCCTTCTCGAGTTGCTCCAGCTCGGCCAGTTGCTCGTCGTTGAGGCTGTCCAGCTCGGCGGTGATGTCCTTCACCGACTTCTCGAGCAGTGCACCGAGACCGGTGGCCTCCGTCAGATCTGCGTCGAGGTCGTTGAAGTCCACCGGCTTGCGCGGGCGGTTGAGCAGGGTCTCGTCCACCTCGCGGGTCTCGCCGGGTGGAATCGACTTGGTGCCGACGTGCACCGTGCTTTTGCCGTCGTTGTGATACGGGATAAGCGCCATGGATAATTCCTCCTAGGTAAAGCGATAGGGCGGCCATCAGGCCGCCCCGATCGATCAGGCGTTAGCTCGGGCGTCTCCCGAGTACGCGATCACCGAGGTGAGCCGGTTACGAATCGGCTTCGGCGTGTGGATGGCGCTGTACTCCTCGCCGTAGGCCACTTTCTGGCCGGTCGGTTGCCCGGAGGCGTTGACCGCCTCGAACGGTTGGCCGGTGGTGAACGGCTTGGCGACGGAGTAGGAGGTGGTGCCACGCGCGCCCATGATGATCCGCTCGTCGCCCAGATCGATGCCCGGGGCGTTGGTGCCGAAGGACGGCAGGGACTTGACCATCTCCAGGTCGCCGTCGTTGTTCGTGTCCGTGCCATCCCGCTTTCGCTCGGCGGCGAACTGATCGGCGTTGGTTACGGTGTCGTTGAGGACCGGGCTCATCAGGAGGAAGTCCGGCGTAACCATGCGGTCCTCGCCACGCATGACAGCCTTGCGGGCACCGATGGTGCGCAGCAGGCCGTTCAGGTGAACGCCAACAGCCGTGGTCCCGTTGTCCAGGTCGAACTTGGCGATGTTGGTTGCGCGGCTGTAGGAAAGGCTCGCAGACGTTGCGCTCGGCGTGACCTGCGCACCACTCTCGTCGACCAGCTGGATATAGCCGAGGTTGTAATTGATCACCCGGTAGTAGGTGCCGGCCGACTGGTTGCCCGTGCCGTCGTAACGGCTGACGCCGGAGCCGTCGATGGAGAGCGTGATCGGGTTTTCCTCGTTGCCGACCGCGTTGCCCTGCATGTCGTACTGCTGATGCGGGCGGACGATCGGGAACTCGGCCGTCTTGATGATGCTGTTGCTGCCATCGAGGCGGGCACTCACGTCCTCGTTGGATACGTCCTGGGCCAGATAGCTATCCGAGGCGCGCTGCATCTCGTTGGCGATCACGCGGTGGACCAGCTCACGCATCACGCGGGCGTTGGACTCGACGTTGCGGCCGTAGGCGTCCCAGTTGATGCGGCTGGCGCGGGCGAAGTGCATCACCTCGTTGGAGATCTTCATCGCCAGCTTGCGCGGCAGGATGTAGGCCAGGTCCATCTTCTGCGCGATCGAAGCCGCGGCGATACCTTGACCCTCGAAAACCACGCCATCGTTGTTGACGGAGGACGTGTCCCGCTCCTCGTAGGGGATCTGGGTCGTTGCCTGCTGACTCGGGTCGGTCAGGGTCTGTACCAGCTGCAGGATGTTGAGATCCGAGAGCGCCTCGCGGATAACGGTTCGAGTGAACGATGCGGGGAAGTTGGTATCCCCGATATTGGTCTCGCCGCCAGCCAGCGTGCGCTCTTCCAGCACCAGGGCGCGGTGGTTGATGCGGTCGAACTCGGCCAGCAGGCGCTGGACGAAGGGGGAATCCTCATTCGGCAGTCGCAGGCGGCCGTTGGCTCCGGAAACTGAACCGCGCAGGCCGTTGTCGATCGACTCCTGCAGGCGCTTGACGCCGTTGATCTCGTCGGTGTTCACCGAGGGGCTGCCGGCAACGTGGTAACCCATGCCGGCCAGCTGGCTGGAGGTGGACATGCGGTTGCCCAGGGCGATCTGCCGGTCGGCCAGCTTCTTGACCTGCGCCTCGGACATTTCCGGGGTGATCAGGTCCTCGGCCTCACGCAGGACCTTCTTGGTGTCCTCGTCGATGCCCTCGGCGTTGTCGATCGCCTCGTTGAACGTCTTGACCCGGGCGGCCTTGGTCTCGGTCAGCTGCTTGGATTCCTTCTCCGCCTGCGCCTGACGGTCGGCGAGGATGCGCTCGACGTCGTCCTCGGTCAGCTGCTTGCCGCCTTCACCGGACTCGCCCAGCTGGATGTTGAGGGTGGCCGGCTTGTCGCCGATCTCCTCGGCGAGCTGCTTGCCGAGATCCTCGAACCGGGCGGCGGCATCGGCGAGTGCCTTGTCGTCCTCGCCCAGCTGCTTCATGTTCGCCTCGGCAGACGCGAGGATCTGCTCGATCACGCCCTCGGAGAGCTTCTTGGCCACGAGCTTGGCGCGCAGTTTCTTCAGATGTTCTTTCATGACTGTCTCAGCCTCTTCAGTCAGGATGCGGGCCGCTCGGCCGCACAGGATGGTCGGGGTGTCGGGGTCGGTTTCGGCCAGCTGGATCGGGTCCAGCCGCTTGATGGCCGGGCGAACCACGAGGCCAGCGCCTCGCAGCAGCGGCCCGTGGGTTTCGCCGGTCTCGTTGTCGACGAAGTTCTCCACGTAATCCGCGGAGAGGTACCGGAATCCGCGCCGCTTGATGGCCTCGATGCCGTAGTCGGTCAGCTCGATCTCGCCTCTGAGCTTGTTCCCGTCCAGGAACAGGCGGCGGAAGTAGCCGGCGGCGCCTTCGTTGGGCTCATGGGCGATGTCCAGCGCGATCTCCTGCCCGTAGGTGCCGGCATCGAAGTTCTTGATGAACGTCTCGAGCAGCTCGCGGGATACCTCGAAGGTGCCGTAGCGGGGATCGGTGAAAATTCCGGCGCGGATGATGGTCGCGGTGATCCGCTTGCCCTCGGCGAGTTGCCGCGCGTCCACGCGGTCCGAGATAAAGCGGGGAGTGTCCGACCCGGTACCGCGTCCACGGTGGCCGGGGGCGGAAAGCTGGATGCGGCGGTTTCCGAGCATGTCAGTCTCCAGAAACGCAAAAAGCCCGCGCACCCCGGTATGGGGTGGCGGGCTTCTCGCCGTGTGGCGTTATGCCTGAATTTGGTTATCGGTACTCAGTTTAGTGCATTGTGCTGGCGAGTCAACGGGTTATCTCCCGTTGTCGCTGTAGGTGAGCGGCACGCGCACCCACGTCTTGCATCGGCACTTCGCTTCGGCCCCGCGCGGCAACACGCGGAGCACCCGGCTCTTGACCACGATCCCGTCGAACAGCACCTGGTTGCACTGCGGGCAGCGGACTTCCGGACGGATGGAGGGGATGGCTTGGCGTTCAGTCGTCGATTGCATAGCGCTTTTTCAGGACCTTCCAGGGTGTGTTGATTTCGTTCTCGTTGAGCGTGCCAGCTCGCAGCAGTTGCGCCTTTCCCTTGCCCAGCACGGATTCCTGCACGTCGGACGGCTGATCCTTCAGCCAGGCGATCCGGTCGGTGGCGTCGGCATTTCCGACTTCATCGGAAAAGACCGCCTCCTCGAATGACATCGTGTTGGGGTGCGCCGGCCACGGGCTTTTGCCCTTGGGGTAGACGCCCGGGCCCAGCCCGTAGCGGTCGACGCTGGCATGCATGTCGCACACGTCGGGTTTCGGGTGGTTCGGGGAGAGCAGGAATCGGGTGCCGATCACGTCCGGGTGCTCGAAGGCCGCGGCCTTGTAGGCCTCCCCGTGGGCGCGGTTGATCTCGGTGCGGAACAGCCGGCGGGCGTTGTCGTAGGGGTTGCCGTCCCCTTTCATCAGGGCCTCGCCGGCGCGCTTCTGCACGCGGCTGCCCTGGGCCATGTCCATCTTGCTGGCGATGTCTGCCGGTACCGCCTGACCACGGCCGAGGAAGTCCTGCGCGGCGCGGCTGGCCGAATCGCCCTGGATGACGGCCTGTTCGATCGCATCGGTCACTGCCCGGTCGGCGTGCCGGTCCAGACGCCAGATCCGGTCGGACAGTTGCAGCCCGTCCTCGGCGACGAAGTTGCGCACGAAGTTGACCGCATCCCCGGCCACCTGGCCAAGCGGGGTGGCGATCGCTGCACCGGCCGCCGCCCAGACGCCGGCACCGACGTTGGCCGCCTCGCCGAGCGAGTTGGTCAGCAGCTCGTCACGCCCGGCCTTGAGATCCCCGAGACGGGCGCGCACCTGCCGGAGCAACGCCTGCAACGAGGAAAGCCGCACGGTGTCACCGCCGGCCACCGCATCGATGTCCGCCCGGATCTGGTCGGCGGCACGCCGATAGGTCGATTCGAGCGCGGCGAGCGCCTCGGCATCCATCGAGCGCATGCGCGTCTGCGCCTGTTTGGTGGCGCGCTTGATCGCGGCTTTGGTGGCGGTGCGGTCGTTCTGGGCCAGCTTCACCGTGCTCATCGCGTCCGTCTCTCCTCGAAAATCTCGATCACCATCTGCTTGACGTGCGGCCGGTCGTGCAGCGGGATGTCCCTGAGCCGGTCCCGGCGCTCCTCTCTGTCGTCCAGCCGCGCGATCCACTCGGCATCACGTCGGCGGCGGGCGTCGATCGCGTTCGGCATGCCTTGGAACCACGCATCAGTCACGCATCCGCCCACTTGCCGCCGAGTTTCTTATCCAGACGCTGCATTTCTCGCTCGCGCTGTAGGCGCTCTCTACGCATCAAAAACGGCAGCACGAACTGAGAAACCATCAGCACAGGGGCAAGAGCTGCCACAACAAGCACGCCCAGGGCCGTCGCTTTCGCCGGTCCACCTTTACGCCACAGGAGCAGGTAAGCCTGGAAGTGGATGAGCTGGATGACTGCGGCCAGCGACCACCAGAGGAACACCTGCCAGACGACATCGGCCGATGGGTAAGGGATTGAGACGGTGAAGGTTGCCCACTCGATCATTTCAAACCTCAGTTGCTCACGCTGGTGCCGGATTCCCCCTTGCGGCGGTTGCCGGGGGTGATGGAGACGCGCGGCTGGGTCGGTGCGCCGGCGCTGCCGATCTCGTGCTCTGACGGGTAGGGCGAGTCCGCGCTGGCCTCGTCCTCGAGGCGCTCGAGTTCTTCCTCGGGGTTGAGGCCGGCGGTCTCCCAGGTGGTGCGGCGGGAGGCGCCCAGCGCCTGGAGCTTGAGGCCGCGGTCGGCGCGCTGGTTGAGGGTCTCGGTCAGGCGCTCGGCGAAGATCACGCGGAAGTCGTAGGAGTCCGGGTTGATGCCGCGCAGGAGCAGGTCGAGGCGGAACCCCTGTTCGTACACCCAGGCGACGGTGTCCTGCAGGGCGTCGAGTTCGTCGAAGAAGTCCTGTTTCAGGTCGTCGAGGATGTCTCGGTTCAGGTCGGAGACGTAGCCGAAAAGCCCTTTCGGTGCCGGGGCGCCGGAAAAGAAGGTGTCCAGCAGGTGGGCCACGTCGGCGATCTGGTCGAGGTTGGCATCGCCCTGGACGGCTTGAACGCTGCCCTTGCGGTTGGAGTAGAAGTTGGTGGTGATCTGGGTCTGGTCGGCCTCGATCTGTTGCCGGTACTCCTCCAGTTCGTCAGGGGTGGCGCCCTCGAGGAAGTGGGCGGTGCGCATGGGCGCACGCTCGCGGCGGCGGATGACGAGATCCTGCTCGGTCATGTGCAGCTGCCGCCATACCTCGCGGGAGGCGTCGAGGTAGGGGCGGCCCATGCTGCCCATGTCGTCGATGTTGCCCGGGGAGAGGCGGCCGAGCGTCATCTGCCAGAGAGCAAAGCCGGCGATGGCCTTGCCCTTGAGGTAGTCCCACTGCTCATAGGCGACGCGCGGGTCGGCGAACTGGCCGTTCTCGCCCACGTTCGGCCGGATGGTCTCGGTCGGCATGCGCACGCCGCGGATCACCCGGCCGGCCTGGTCGACCACCCACTGCATCGGCAGGTTGCCTTCCATCATGCAGCCGCGGGCATCGCTCTCGAGCTTGGCGCGGTTGTTCAGGCCCAGGCGCTCGACGTAGTCGGCGAACAATCGGTGGATGCGCTTTTTCCCGGAGGCCCCTTCGAGCCGCAGACCGCCCTTGGTCATCGCCCGGGCAGTGCGAACGTGGATCTTCTTCACCCGCCCGTCACGGGCGTGCATCTGGCGGATGTCGTAGATGGCCATGCGCAGCTCGGGGTCTGCGTACATGGTCTGATAGAGCGCCTCGAGCCGGCGCTCCTCGGTGGTGCGCACTCCGGCTTCGCTGGTGTTTGGGGTTGGCTCTTCCGCCGGTGTCTGCGACTTCCGGTTCCCGAAGATTCGGCCGATGAGTTTCATGCTTCGCTCCCGATGAGTTGGTCGCGGGTCTTTCGCTGGACCTGCACGACGGTTGGGACTTGGCCGGCGCCGCGCGTGAGCAGGCCCCAGCAGGAGGCCATGGCGGCATCGAACAGGTCGTCCCCGACCTGCTTGCGGACCATCTTGTAGCTGGAGTAGCTCTTGCCGGTTTCTTCGGCGCGGATGTTGATGAGTTGTTTCTGCAGATCCTTGAGGCCGGCGGCGTCCGGATCGTCGTCATCGATGTGGTCGACGTAGGGCAGGGCGCAGCGCCGGTTGTAGAACGCCGCCTGCAGGCCGGTGGCCATGCTGTGCTTGACCATCCCCTCGAAGCGCAAGGGGGCGAAGGCCCAGTCTCCCCACGCCGAGGCGGTGGAGTCGCCGTCGGCGATGGTGCGCCGGTCGGTCTGGGTCAGGCCTTCGGTGAACAGCTCGTCGTTGAGCTGGGTGAGCATGCCCACGGCGTAGGCGTCGCCGATGGCGTGGTCGGGCTGGTAGTAGCGCCAATAGCTCTTCAGGTCGTTCTTCACCACGCCGTCGTCGGTACCGGCCGGCCAGGTGCGCGCCCAGATCGGCACGAAGAACCCGCCCATGTCCTCGCCGACGACGAGGGCGTGCCGGGAGGCGTTCGCGGATTCGCCATGACCGGATGCGTCGTAGCCGAAGGAGATCAGGCCGCGCTTGCGGTAGGTCTCGCCGGGGACCGGCGGTTGCGGTTCGAGACGGGCGCGCACGCCCAGCTGGATGGCCCAGCGCAGCCACTTTTCCCAGATGAGGTTGCGGGATGCTGTGTTTACGCACAGTAGTTGCCGGGCGAACTCGTCCGGGGAGAGTTGGCCGCGCATGTCCTCGATGAACTGCTTGTTCAGCAGACCTAGCTCCATGGCGTTGACCGCATTGCCGATCGGCACCGGATAGCTGTAGCCCTCGGCGTCCACCTGGTTGGGCTCGAGGTAACCGCGGGCGATCAGGTGCGCCACCTCGTCGCGGGCTCGCTGGCCGTGGAATGCGCCGATCACGTGGTACGCACCGGAGTCGATCAGGTCGGTGAGGGTGTCGCCCCCTTTGTAGACGCCGGTGATGCGGATCTGCGGTTCATTCAATGAGTCCTTGGCCGCGCCCAGGCGGCGGGTGGAACCCATCATCAGCAGGAAGCGGGAATGGAGCCGGTCGGCGGGCATGTCGTCGACCTCCTCGAGGGAGGCGGCGGTGAGGTCCCCGCCGTCGACCTGCGCCATGATCCCGTAGCAGCGGGCCATCGAGCGGTTTGCGAATTGGTAGTAGGTGTCGGCGATCTGCCGCCGGCCGCCCTTGGTGCGCACGTAGGCCGAGAGGATCTCGGAGTTGCGGATCAGCTCGAGGTGATAGGAAAGGTTCACCTGGCTCTGTGCCTCGCGCGGGGCGACGATCCCGAGTTCCTGGTCGGCGTGGCTGGCGTTCTGTTTTAGCTGGTAGAGCTCTTTTATCGCCGTCTTGCCGGTTCGGCGCGAGGAAAAGTCGAGGGTGTTGGAGTGCTGGTCCATTTCCTCGCACTTGAGGATCTGGATCGGGTCGAGCTCCACGTCCACCACGTGCTTGAACCACGTCGCGTGGTCGCCGGCGTAACGCTGGATCTCCGCCTCGGCGACGTTCTGCAGCTCGATGCGCTGTCCATGAGAGACGCGCTCAGCCATCGTCGTTGTTCCCTTCGATCACGCGCGGCTCGTGGCTCTTGTGGCTGCGGCCGATCAGATCCTTGAGGCCTTCCACGGACTTGGCGGTGCGTTCCTGGTACTCGAGGACCGAGTCCCGGGCGGCATGCTGGTCTGCCAGGTGACCGCGCAGCGTGGCTTCCTCGCCCTGCTGCTTGGCCGTCATGCCCATGTCCTCGAGCGTCATGTTGTTCTTCTGGATGAAGTCGATCAGTGGCCGAAGGAGCGGGTGGGCCTTGATCTCGTTGAGCTGCCGGACTTCGCCGGTGGTGCTGTCGACGAACTCGACCAGCTGGATGCGACCAGTTTCGTTGTCCTTGGTCCAGACCGGGGTGATCTGGCGCGGGCCACCGTCCTGGGCGATCGACAGCACCATGTCGTTAATCAGCCCCTGCAGCGCTGCCTGGTTGCCGCTCTGCAGCTGCTTGAGCAGTGAGACGTCGCCGGTGTCTGCGGCAATCTGGTGCTGCATCACCAGCTCGGCGCGCTTCATGCACGCCTTGTATTCGGTGCCACAGCCGTTGTTGAGGTACTCGCAACCGTCGCAGGCCGGGTACTTGCCGGGTCGGGCGGGGAAATAGCTGGCTGTGCGGGCGAAAAGGCCGTGCTTCATGGCGTTGAAGCGGGAAACCTGCGACTGGCGGCCGGATTCGAGGTTTTCCAGGGAGCGAGCGCGGCCGTCGTCGGTCTTCGGGCCGGTGGCGTGGGCGTGGGCCTTCAGTAGATTGCGCTCCCACGCCGCCTGGGCGGCTTCCTCGCCGCATTCAGGACAGGGGGAAAAGTAATCCCACGGATGCCATGGCGTGGCCGGCTGCTCGACCACCCGGGCTGGCGCGCCTTCCCACTGATGACCGCACTTACGGCACCGGAAACGGATCTGTTCGAGCTGGTCGGGATTGTCAGACAC